GCGAGATGACTAAGGCAATTGGCAGGCAGTTTACGCAAGAAGAATTGCAAAAGAACCATGAGCGAATGAGTGAAATATCAACAGCAATGACTGCAAAAAATCGCACTGATTACCGCGCATGGATTAAACCGATTTTAGCCAATCCGAAAGCTTACCCAGATATTTCATTGAAGCTTGCAAAAGAAGTTGAGGCGATGAGGGCATGAGCACCGAGCAAACAGTAAAAGCAATCAACGATTACATGGCTAACAACCCACGTGCGAACCGCACAGAGATTGCCAAGGGGGTTGGTATATCAAACTACATGCTTGAGAAGGTCAGCAAGCAAGGCTTAGTGAAATTGCCAGCGCCATTAAGCTTTAAGCAATCGGCACAGGTTAGCAAGGCAAAGCGCAAGCCAGAGGCGGTGAAGTTTGTGATTAACCCGAAAAAGCAGGTGGCGGCATGAGTTGGGAAAGGGTAGATGACTACCACGCAGTAAACGGCAAGTGGACTTTAACCAGCAACGGCAGTAAAGCAGCAGGCAATCAGAAGTTTGCATTATTTGAAAGCGGTGAGTTTCGAGGCGTTAGGAATACACCAAAAGAAGCAATGAACTTACATGAACAATTAACGAAAGGTAACAAACATGGATAACCAACAACCTAAAAACTCAACCGCACCGCGCATTACGGAAGAACACCTCGATAGCGTGATTGTTTCAGCTCAATACTGGCAACCAGAAGGCACGACATTAACCGTATGTGCATTAACGCTTAAAAACGGCACTCACGTTATTGGCGAAAGCGCATGCGTTAGCCCTGAAAACTTCAATGCAGAGCTTGGCCGCAAGTACGCATTTCAAAAGGCACGCGCGAAGATTTGGGATTTAGAGGGTTATTTGCTTAAGCAATCACTACACGAAGGCGCACGCAAGCAAACTGGCTTTCCAATTCCTGAAACATTCGGCGTAGTTAAATCTGCTGCTGATTCTGTATCGGACTTAGGCTAATCATGGGCAAGCCTTTACCAATCAACAGTTACGAAAATTGCCGTGGACAATCACCAGTAGGCACACACGTATGCGCAGACCGTGAGTTTTGCAAGCGTTTCGAGCCTAACCCTGTTCGCGCTAACTTCAAAGACTTTTGGCTTGCGAAGGCTTGCCCTAAGTTTGAGGCGAAAGAGCGTGCTGTTGAAGAGCCTGCAAAGGTGGAGTGGTAGGTATGAATAATCCAGTGATTATCGGCACAGCAAAACTTTACAACATGGATTGCATGGAGTTCATGAAGTCGGTACCAGATAACCATTTTGATTTGGCTATCGTAGATCCACCTTATTTTTATGGTCCTAATAAATCTGGTTACTACGGTAAAGGTTATTCAAATTTAGGCGTGGCCAGAGCAAAGCACTATGACGCTTTAGATAGTTGGGATGTTCCAAAAGAAGATTACTTTATTGAGCTGGCCAGAATATCTAAAAATCAAATTATTTGGGGAGCGAATCATTTTGCAGGTCGGTTTGATAGTAGTTCTGCAGGTTGGATAGTCTGGGATAAAGACAACGGGAAAAGCTCATTTTCAGATGGTGAGTTGGCATATTCATCGTTTGAGCGTGCATTACGTATTTTTAAATACGTTTGGAATGGTATGCACCAAGGTTCATACGGTGGGAATGTAAAGCTAAACGAAAAGAGGATTCATCCAACACAAAAGCCAACGGCTCTTTATCACTGGCTACTAACCAATTATGCAACGGCAGGACAAAAGATATTTGATAGCCATTTGGGAAGTGGATCTCATGCAGTCGCAGCAAGTAGGCTTGGTTTTGATTTAACTGGTACCGAAAAAGACACATCAATGTTCAATGCTTCACTTGGTTTTATTGATAAAGAGTTAAGTCAAGAAAGGCTATTCGCATGAAGCTAGACCAAGCCATCAAAACACTAGAAGCACATAACCAATGGCGCAGGGATCGCAGTGAGGTTAATCCGCACGAAATGCAAAACCCTCAAGACGTTGGTATAGCGATTGATGTTGTTGTCGAGGCCGCAAAAGATTATTTGGAAATGTTGGTAGGTGAAGAATGAGCGTTACCAACTTTTTCTACAACTTCAAAAACAAGCTTGGCCTGTATGAGTTGTTGCAACGGCTAGACCCTAACAAGCTGTGGCGCATTCGCATTGATGAGTATGACGAGAAAACACGCCTACAAGAAGAGAAGTACCACGCGATGCTAGGTGACATTGCCAGACAAGCAAAACACTTGAATCAAGCGCTGGATTTAGATAGCTGGAAGCGTTTGTGCGTAAAACAGTTTGCAGATGATTGTATTGAAAATGACATGCCAAGACTTGCTGATTACTGGAAAAGAAACGAAGTTAAGTTAATGCCAAGCCTAGACGGAAGATCGCTTGTCGCTTTAGGCCAGCAAACGCGAGATTTCCCTAAGTACGTGGCGGCAGGTTTTATTGAATGGCTTTATCACTATGGTTCAGAACATGGCATCGAGTGGAGTGAGCCGCAAGAAGAGTTCGATCAGAGGTATGCGGCATGATACTCAAAACACGCAAATGCAAAGTATGCAAAACAGTGTTTCAAAAGAAAACGCCATTGCACTCTATTTGCTCAGGCGCATGTGCAACTAAACACTTAATCGAACAGAACGAAAAGAAAAAGGCCAAGGCATTAACAGAATCTAGGCGAGAAACGAAGTTAAAGCTCGATGCGATGAAAAGCATCAACGACTTAATAAAAGAGGCGCAGACAGCGTTTAACGCTTTTATCCGAGAAAGAGATAAAAACGAATTATGCATCTGCTGTGATAAGCCATACGGAACTAATCACTTAGGCGGTGACTTTGACGCAGGCCATTACAGAAGCCGTGGGGCGGCAGGGCATCTAAGATTTAACGAAGATAACTGTTTTGGTCAGCGCAAATATTGCAATACCTACCAATCAGGAAATGTGCAGGGAATGCGACAAGGGATGATTAAGCGTATTGGGATTGATCGGGTAGTTGCAATTGAAACAAACAATACAACACACAAATGGACACGCGAAGAGTTGGTCGAGATTAAAGCCACCTACAAGGCAAAGTTAAAAGAACTGAAAAAACAAGAAAGGTTAGCAGCGTAATGCCAAAACTTAAAAAAGAAGATTATCTAAATAAAAATGAACTGACTAACTTGAAAACAAAAGAATACCGCCAGCAAATGCTTGATTTCTTTAACCGTGAAGGGGGCGCAACTTTTAACGAAATGCACAAAAGCCTAGACCCAGACGCAGGCATAACAAGGGTGAACTATCATTTTTATGAACTAAAAGACACTGGCTACTTAAAGCTAGTCGGACTTAAAAAAGATGAATCAAGTCGTAGAAGCCAAAAGGTATGGGTAGGCACCAAGAAAGAATACGTGTACCAGCCGCAAGTCATCAGAATTGACGAGAGAGAAGATGCTAAGACGGTTAGTTCTGGTTATATCAATGGCGTGTGCAAAGTCAAGATGCGCCATGTGCCAAGAACGCCTAGCCGTACAGGTAAGGTGCATATCGGCTCAACCATGGGGATGTTGTAGATGAATAAACAGCTAGAAGCCATTTTCAATAATAAAACATCAATCTGGACCGATTCAGAAGTCATCGTCGTTAATGGCATTAAGTGCTGCTACACCGTGATTAAGAATCAAGGCTATCTAGTGCATTTGCCAGGCGGTGCTAAAAAGTTTGCGCATGAAATGGTTTTTAGTGGTGACGAGGTAATTTTGCCTGATAGGTTAAGGAGTGAATAGCATGAAAAATTCAAGATACGGTGAATCACATCACAAGCACAAATTAACTTCAAATCAGGTTGATATGCTTAGGCACCTGCATGAGGTGTTTCAGTGGGGTTATAAGCGATTAGCAAAGCTTGCTAAGGTAAGTATTAGAACGGTGCGAGATATTGTTAGTTATAGAACTTGGTGCAATTAAATGGGTGCGCTAATTATTGATTGGATGGGGTAGGGTGTAGTCATGGGTAAGTTAAGGCCTAATCATAAAATATTTGCAGATGAATGGTTAATAGACCGCAACGGGAAACGTGCGGCTATTGCTGCTGGATTCTCGCATAAGACTGCTGAACAACAAGCATCAAGGCTGTTAACAAGTGTTAAGGTGAAGTCTTATATTGATGAACGCTTAAAAGACGCTCAAAAGCGCAGAGAAGAAACGCTAGATGATATTCTTAATGAGCTTGATGAAAATAGAAAGGCTGCTTTATGCGCTGAAACCGTACAAGCTGGTGCGGCTAATCAAGCAACAATGTCAAAGGCTAAGTTGCTTGGTTTTGTTACAGAGAAAGTTGAGATTACTGGCGAAATCAGTTTAGCTAACGAGATAGCGAAAGCGAGAGCGCGTGTTCAGTAAGGCAGATGTTGATTTAGCGCGAGAGATAGGCAAGTATTATGACGATGCATTAGGCTACGTGATATTTGCATTCCCGTGGGATAGTAACCCTGCATTGCAGTTGGTTGAGCTTGAAGAACCATACAAATCGAGATTCAAGTGTAAATACGGCCCTGATGTATGGGCGTGTGAGTTTCTTGATAACATCAGCAAACAAGTTAAAGCAAATGGCTTTGATGGCGTGAATGCCGTTGATGCCATTCGTGAGGCGGTAAGCTCAGGCCACGGTATTGGTAAATCGGCAATGACTGGTTGGCTAGTATCTTGGATTATGTCAACCAGACCCTATGCGCAAGGCACGGTGACTGCTAACACTGGCGCACAGCTTGAAACTAAAACATGGGCGCAAATTCAGAAATGGGTAAAGCTATCCATCACTGCTCATTGGTTTGAAATAAACACCACCAAGCTTTATCACAAAGAAGCGCCTGAATCATGGTTTTGCTCTGCGCAAACTTGCCGTGAAGAAAACTCTGAATCATTCGCTGGACAGCACGCGGCTAACTCTACCTCGTTTTATATCTTTGATGAAGCGTCAGCCGTGCCTGATGTGATTTGGGAAGTGGCAGAGGGTGGCTTAACCGATGGTGAACCTATGGTGTTTGCGTTTGGCAACCCGACACGTAATAGCGGTAAGTTTCATAGTTGCTTCAATGGACAGCGCACGCGATGGAACACTCGCCAAGTAGATTCACGTACAGTAAAGCTTACTAATAAGAAACTTATTGCTGAATGGGTGGAAGATTATGGCGAGAATAGCGATTTTGTAAAGGTGCGCGTTCGTGGCATGTTCCCTTCATTATCACTCAAGCAGTTCATTTCTACCAATGATGTAGATAATGCTTTCAATAGGCACTTACGCAAAGACCAATACGATTTTGCACCTCGCATTATTACATGCGACCCTGCGTGGGAAGGTGACGATGCGCTTGTTATATCAATGCGGCAAGGGTTGAAGTTTGAAATACTCAGGACTATGCCTAAGAATGATAATGATATTTATGTGGCTAACATCATTGCTCAGCTAGAAGACCAACATCAAGCTGATGCCGTGTTTGTGGATGGTGGCTATGGTACTGGCATTATCTCAGCAGGAAGAACGATGGGAAGATCATGGCAAATTGTTTGGTTTAGTGGTGAATCATCCGATGCAGGGTGCTTGAATAAGCGTGCTGAAATGTGGAAACTCGCACGTGATTGGCTGAAAGAAGGTGGATCTATTCCCAACGACCAAGAGCTTTACCGTGAATTGATTGGCCCTGAAACCGTGCCTAGACTAGACGGTAAAATTCAGATTGAATCTAAAAAGGATATGAAGAAGCGAGGCCAGCCATCACCAAATAAGGCTGATTCGTTAGTATTAAGCTTTGCTATGCCAGTAGTGAAGAAACCACGAAGCGCTATTGAGAAGTTTGCGCATGGTGCAGTCAACAATAACAATCGAGAGTACGACCCACTTGCTAATTATTAGGGTGCGTTTGCATTTCCTAGTCAGCCATAAAATCCATACATAACGTCATAGGAGTTTTGTCATGTGTGGATTAGGAAGTACACCAAAAATACCAGCACCACCACCACCAATCGTGCCGCCTCAAGCAGAGAAAGCACCAGAGCAAGAAACATTCAAGCGTAAGAATATCACCAGTTCGCGCTCATCAACAAATTCTGGCAACTCAGGCACCATTTTAACTGGCTCAGGCGGTGATGTTGTGCCTCAAGGTCAATTGGGTGCAAGCACCCTGCTAGGCGGTTAATATGGCGATTGCGTTCGATGATGACCTTAATCTTCAAATCCCAGGATTGGCAGGGGCAAAGCTTGTTAGGAAAAATACAGGTTCAATTGCTAACATGTACCCCACGATGGCTAATCAAGAAAGGTTCACATTGCCATCCAACTTGGCAAAGAATGTAGAGAAGTTTAAATACAACCCTGACGGTTCACTAATGGCATGGGTGCCAGATGCGCAAGGTAGGTCGAGTACAGGGCAGTCAAATTATGCAAACATGAGTAGTCAGAATGGCGGAAGAAGTGTTAATGGATCATACGGCGCTGGTGACTTTGCAAGACCTATAACGCCAATAGGTGAATGGCTATCCGTTGAAGGGCTTAAACTAGATAAATCAACGCTATCAGGTGAAGCTAAGGGCGACGTTTTTATTGAGGATGAAAACGGCCCGATTGCAACATTCAAGCAGGGTGCGCAAATAAACGGTTATATGCGTTTCGCTACTCAGCAACCACAAAGTTCTGACAAGCTAAGGCTTGGCAATTCATCAGGCACTACATCAGGAAGCATTCGCCAAAACGCACAGAGAAGGACATTGCTATAATGGAAGAGCTGAAACGAGAGCGATACCTCAAGCGTAAGCAGGCTTTATGGAATGAGCGCAGTAGCTACCTAACCCACTGGCGCGAGATTAGCGACCACATCATGCCTCGCACTGGTCGCTTCTTTGAATCAGACCGCAATAACGGCAAAAAGAAACACAACAACATCATCAACTCAAAAGCGACACGCGCATTAAACACGTTAGCTTCTGGCATGATGGCCGGCATGACCTCACCAGCTAGGCCGTGGTTTAGATTAGCCACGCCTGATACCGACTTGATGGAGTTTGAACCAGTTAGGGTATGGCTTGATAAGACCTCACGCATCATGCGCGAGATATTTGCACGCTCAAATACTTACAACTCACTGCATCAAATGTATTTAGAGCTTGGTGCCTATGGCACAGCATTTACATTTGTTTCACCTAACTTTGATGATGTGTTGCGCCATTTTCCTATGACAGTAGGCGAGTATGCATTAGCGATTGATTCTAATCAGCAGGTTAAAACCGTTTATCGTGAAATACCGATGACAGTTAGCCAAGTGATTCAAGAGTTTGGCAAAGAGAATGTCAGCACCAACATTATCAACAAGTATGATGCAGGCAACCTAGATCAATGGGTGACAGTGATTCATCTGGTCGAGCCACGTTATGATCGTGAGTATGGCAAGAAAGATGCTAAGAATAAAGCATTCAAGTCCGTTTACTTTGAAGCCGCAGCCGATGGTAGTAAGTTATTACGTGAATCAGGTTTCGATGAGTTCCCCGGATTAGCACCTCGCTGGATGGTGTTGCAAGGGGATGTGTATGGTAGCTCACCAGGCATGGAAGCATTGGGTGATGTGAAGTCACTGCAACATAAAGAGCTTCGTAATGCGCAGTGTATTGACTATCAGACGAAACCGCCAATTCAGATACCAGTCAACATGAAAGGGCAAGAGGTCAATAGCTTACCTGGCGGTGTGGCATACTACGATTCAAGCTCACAGAATAGCGGAATCAAAACGCAGTTTGAGGTCAATTTAAATCAGCAATACCTGATGATGGACATTGACAGAACAGAACGCAGAATTGACCAAGCGTTCTATGCTGACTTGTTCTTAATGCTTGCCAACGACAACAGGTCAGGCATTACGGCTACCGAAGTAGCAGAGCGCCACGAAGAGAAGATGCTGATGGTTGGGCCAGTGTTAGAGCGTTTACATAATGAAATGCTTAACCCACTCATTGACATTACCTTTTCACGCATGGTGCAAGCAGGCATATTGCCACCTGCGCCACCAGAGTTATCAGGCCAGAACTTGCAAGTTGACTTTGTTTCTACATTGGCACAGGCGCAACAGTTGGTAGGCTTAGGTTCACTTGACCGCTATGCCATGACAATAGGCTCAATTGCGCAAATGAAGCCAGAGGTGCTTGATAAGTTTGATGCTGATCAGTTTGCCGATGTGTATGCACAGCGTTTGGGTGTTGATCCAAGCGTATTGGTCGCTGATGATAAGGTGGCAATCATTCGTAAGAGCAGGCAAGAGCAGATGGCACAACAGCAACAAATGGCAATGATGCAACCGATGGCTGATGCTGCCGCTAAGATTGGAAGCATTGAAACAGATGCAGGTAACAGCAATGCTTTGGCAGATGTAATGCAAGGCTTGACTGGCTATACAACATAACGAGGAGTAATAACATGTCTTTATCTGCTAATTTAACAGCGACAGGTGACATTTCCACTGTTCACTCTGAGCTGATTGGCTTTTATGTTAATAGCACAACATCAGGCACGATTGTTCTGAAGAGTGGTGGTTCAAGTGGCACAGCGCTATGCGGCACAATCACGCCAGCAGTAGGCTTTCATCAATTCCCTGCTAATGGTGTTAATGGTTTACATGCCACTATCGGCGGCACATTAAACGTTACATTCTTTTATCGAAAACTTGTCTAGTTCAAGTTAGATTAAATCAAGCTCACTTCTGTGGGCTTTTTTTACGTCTGTAGGGGTGCGTTTACCTTTTTTTATTGGCTTTATTCTTTAGTCATGAGTAAGCAAGACTACGACCCATTAAGCGCTGACATATCGACTGATAGCAGCAAAGAGCAAAAGAACAAGCGACTAAAAGAGCTTGAAGATTTGCGTTTTGTATTGAGCGATCAGAGAGGGCGCAGAGGGATTAACAGACTGCTTGCTAAAACAGGCGTGTATCGCAACCCATTCACTGGCAACAGTGAAACGTATTTTCGGTGCGGTGAAATGAATGTTGGGCAATACGTGATAGCAGAAGTGCAAGCGGTATCGCCTGACAGCTACGCTAATTTACTAAAGGAGTTTAAAGAAGATGGCAACTGAAGATACAGCAACAGCTCAGGGTGACACCAACGCTGAAGCTAGTGCAGACGCTACAACCTTGCAGACCACAGAAGCACAAGCCGAAACATCAACTGCACCCACCGACACGCAGGCAGATGGTTCAAAGAGTGAAGATTCAACGGCTGAGAACCAGCCAAATGATGTTGATTACGACTTCACTTTACCTGAGGGCTTTACCGCAAATGAGGAACTGGCTGGTGAATTAAAGGCACTTGCGAAAGAGAACGGTTTAAGCAAAGAAGCTGCGCAGAAATTCGCTGATTTGGGCGTGAAGATGCAACAGCAACAAGCAGACCAATGGCAGGCGCAAGTAGATCAATGGGCAGAGGATGTGAAAGCAGATAAAGAGTTAGGCGGTGAAAAGTTTGATGAAAACATTGCACTGGCTAAACAGGCGCTTGACAAGTTTGGCGGTCAAGACCTGAAAGATTTACTGCAATCAACAGGCTTTGGAAACCACCCTGCGATCGTGAAAGCTTTTTACAACATTGGTAAGTCGGTAAGTAATGACGCGCTTGTGATTAGCAATGGTACTGCAAAAGATACCAAATCTACCGCAAGCATTATGTTCCCAAATATGAATTAAAGAGAGGTAATAATCATGGCTGCATTAAGCACAATTCACCCTACGCTTCTTGATGTTGCAAAGCGTCTTGACCCAGATGACAAAATTGCAAAAATCGTAGAAATCTTAAACGAACAAAACCCTATCATTGAAGATATGGTTTGGCTAGAAGGCAACTTGCCTACTGGTCATCGCACCACTGTTCGTACTGGTTTGCCTGAACCTACATGGCGCAAACTGTATGGTGGTGTTCAACCAACTAAATCACGCACAGCGCAAATCACTGACGCTTGCGGTATGTTGGAAGCTTACGCTGAGGTTGATAAAGCATTGGCTGATTTGAACGGCAATACAGCAGCGTTCCGTATGTCAGAAGATTTGGCACACATTGAAGGCATGAACCAAGAGTTTGCATCTACCTTGTTCTACGGTACTGCTGATGCACCTGAAGAGTTTATCGGCTTCGCACCGCGCTTCAATGACCAATCTGCGGCAAACGGTGAAAACATCATCACATCTGCTGATACACCAGATGGCACAGACAACTCAAGCATTTGGCTAATCGGTTGGGGTGCTAACACTGTTCACGGCATTTACCCTAAAGGTTCAAAAGGCGGCTTGCAAATGAACGACAAAGGCCAAGTCACCATTGAAAACGTGGATGGTTCTGGCGGTCGTATGGAAGCATACCGTTCTCACTATCGTTGGGATTGTGGCTTATCAGTGCGCGACTGGCGTTATGTAGTGCGTATCAACTATGACGCAGAGGACTTAACCAAAAACGCAAGTGCTGGACCTGATTTGATTGATTTGCTATCACAAGCAACTGAGTTGATTCCATCACTTTCATCATGCCGCCCAGTGTTCTACGGCAACCGTAAAGCATTGAGCTTCTTGAAGCGCCAAATTGCAAACAAAGTGGCTGCCTCTACATTAACGATGGAAACAGTAGGCGGTAAGCACGTAACGATGTTTGAAGGTATTCCATTCAAGCGCGTTGACGCAATCACTAACGCTGAATCAGGCATTTAATTTAAGGGGAATAACATGATTTTAGACAAACGTACAGAGTTTGCAGATGCAGTCGCTTTAAACACTGGCGCTGCTGGCACTTATCTGATTGGTAGCCAAATTGACATTAGCGAAGCGCGTGATATTGGTAACGGTTCACCGCTTTATTTAGTGGTAACAGTAGCAACAGGTATTGAAGTTGCGTCATCAACAGGCACAGTGGCATTTAAACTGGCTTCTGATGATTCAGCATCAATCAGCACAACTACTTCAACCGTGCATTACACATCACCTGAGTTTGCAACTAGCACAACAACAGATACGACCACCTTAGCGGCTGGCACGGTGTTGTTTGCAGTGCCTTTACCAATGGAAGGTAATGCTTACGAGCGCTATTTGGGCATCTTGCAAGTAACAGGCACAACAGCTATTTCGGCAGGTGCAATCAATGCGTTTCTAACCACTGATGTTCAAAAGTGGAAAGCTTACGCTGACGCTATTTAAGGAGATTGAACATGCCTAAAAAAGTAGAAGCATTAGTACAAGGCTTTTGTGATGGTAAACGCAGACGTAAAGGCGATGTGTTTGTGATTGCTGATAACGTCAAGGTTGGTAAGTGGATGAAGGTGCTGAAAGATGTGCCATCAGAAGCTACTCCATCACCAGCTCAAGCTAAAGCTAAGTAATGGTAAAAGAGGGGCTATTAAGTTAGCCCTTCTTACAAGATGATTTCTAGCGAGATTGTCTTGTAAGAATTGAAAGGGACATCATGGCTTCAGTCGTTGACATTGTAAATCTTGCGCTAGGTAAGCTAGGCGATTCCGCTACCGTTACTAGCATTGACCCACCTGAGGGTTCTGCGCAGGCAGAGCAGGCAAAACGATTCTATCCTATTGCGAGAGATACGTTGCTAGAGCTTCATCCGTGGAACTTTGCAACTAAGCGCATTAGCTTGGCTGAAACCAACGACATAGCCACTGATGCATGGGCTTTCACTTACTCGATACCATCAAACTATATTCGGGCATTGTCAGTTTATCCAGAGCAAGCCAATAGCGAGGCAGACCAGCAACCATTCATTATTGAAGCAAATGCATCAGGCCAGTTAATCCTATTCACCAATGTTGAGAATGCCACGCTTAAATATATTGCACTGATTACTGACACCACTAAATTCACACCATTATTTGTTAACACGCTTTCATACATGCTTGCGAGCTTCTTAGCTGGCCCTTTAATTAAAGGCGATACAGGTATGAAGATAGCCGACACGATGTATAACAAAGCGATGCAGATGATGAACGTGGCGGCTGGTAAAGATGCGGCAGCGCGTCATTACGATGTGCAAATAACACACGTGCCTTCATGGGTGCAATCCTATGGAGTTTCAGATCAGCGCAGTGTTTATGACGCTGATGGTCGCATTTTTAGAGATTAACCATGCCATCTACCAAAACCATCCAGCGTAGCTTCGTAGGCGGTGTTATAGCGCCTGAATTGTTTGGCCGTATTGACCTAGACAAATATCAATCTGGCTTAGCAGAGTGCTTAAACTTTGTGGTTTTACCGCATGGTCCAGCGCAGAACAGAGCAGGGTTTAGCTACATTCTGCAAACTAAGTATCAGGATAAGAAAGCCAATCTCATTGAGTTTGCATTTAGCACTGAGCAAACCTACATTTTAGAGTTTGGCAATCAGTACATTCGTTTTCATACGAATGGCGGTACGCTACTTAAAACGGGTCAGAATATCAGTGCAATTACGCAAGCAACCGAAGGTGTATTGACCTACTCAGGCACCGACCCTGTAAATGGCGCATGGTTTTATTTGTCAGGTATTGCAGGCATGGTGGAATTAAATGGTCGATATGTCGTGGTTTCTGATGTAGATGCAGGCGCAAACACATTCAAGCTTAAAGACCTGCGTGGGAATTACATCAATACAACAGGCTTCACGCCTTATGTATCAGGCGGCACGATTGCCGAGGTTTATGAAATCTCGTCACCTTACCTTGAAGCTGATTTGTTCAATATTCATTACGTGCAATCGGCTGACACGTTAACTTTAGTACACCCAAATTACCCACCAGCAGAGCTTGATAGAACTACGGCAACCACATTCACACTGACAAACATTAGTTTCGTTCCTAGCATTAGCGCACCGACAGGGGTTGCGGCTACCGCTACTACTGGCACTGGTAGTGTTGTCTATAACTACGTGGTGACGGCTATTTCAGATGAAACGCTAGAGGAATCAGTTGCATCTACTGCCGATGATTGCACAAACAACCTAGCTACCGCAGGAAACAAAAATACAATCTCATGGACAGCGGTCACTGGTGCGATTCGGTACAACGTTTACAAAGAGAAGAACGGTCTATTCGGTTATATCGGGCAAGCGTCTGGCACTAGCTTTATTGATGACAATGTCGTTTCAGATGTTACGCGCACGCCACCTGAAGCAGAGAATCCGTTTAGTGGTGCTAATAATTACCCAGGCGCGGTATCTTATTTTGAGCAACGCAGATGCTTTGGTGGCACAAACAATAAGCCACAGAACTTATGGATGACGCGCTCAGCCACAGAATCAAACCTAAACTACTCGATTCCTACGCAAGACGATGATGCAATTGCACTGCGGATTGTTTCACGCGAAGTGCAGCGCATTAGAAATATTGTGCCATTGACCGAATTGCTTATTCTCACCAGTGGCGGTGAATGGAAGATTAGCACGCAAAACAGTGATGCATTAACGCCATCATCCGTGACAGTGAGGCCACAGTCTTACAATGGTTGCACCGATGTTCAGCCAGTCGTGGTGAACAATAGTGGGATTTATGTGCGTGCGCAGTCTGGTCGCTTACATGATTTGGCTTACAACTTTGAAGTGAGTGGTTTTAAATCAAATGATTTGTCATTGATTGCGCCTCACTTGTTTGATGGATTTACCATTGTTGATATGTGCTTAACAAGAACGCCTGTGCCGGTGGTGTGGGTGGTGCGTAACGATGGTAAGTTGCTAGGTATTACTTACATGCCAGAGCAAAAAGTGTTTGCATGGCATCAGCATGAAACTGACGGCCTGTTTGAATCCATTGCTGCCGTCAACGAAAATGGGCGTGATGTGCTTTATGCGTCAATTAAACGGACTGTTGACGGTGAAGTTGTGCGCTATATCGAGCGTTTATCAGATAGGTTGGTAGATACCCTAGAGGAAAGCTTTATCGTGGATTCTGGCTTAACTTATAGCGGACCTGCGGCTACTGTGATTAAGGGCTTACATCACTTGGAAGGTAAAACCGTAGTGGCGTTATCAAATGGCGCGGTAGTTAAAGGGTTGACGGTAAGTAATGGGCAAATCACCCTGCCACAGTCAGCGACATTGGTACATGTTGGCCTACCTATTACCTCACGCATTAAAACATTGCCGGTCAGCTTTGAAGGTCCTGCGCTTGGACAAGGCATGGTGAAGAATATCAATGAAACTTGCTTGCGCGTCTATCGCACAAGTGGCCTGATGGTGGGCTATGACACTGATAATCTAGTGCAATTTAAGCAAAGAACGACTGAGCCTTACGGATCACCGCCAAACTGGATCACAGACGAGCTTGATATACCAATCAAACCTAACTGGAACAGTAGCGGTCAAGTGGTTATACAGCAAACAGACCCCTTGCCAGTGACAATTTTAAGCATGGTGATGGAAGTGGCGCTCGGTGGCTAAAGATTCTGTCAAGGTAGAGTTGCGAGTGCCTACGCAAGTTGATGTTGATTTACTGATTGCCAACATTCGTCATGATGATAAGCAAGAGCTTGAAGCTTCACATGGCAATTATAAGCAAGCCATTCAACTATCTTTCAACAAATCAAAATACAAGTGGGCCATCTATGCAGATGTTGAATTTGTGTGCCTATTTGGGATGCATCCACTTGGTTTGTTATCTGATACTGCACTGATATGGATGCTAGGCACAGACCTTATAGAGAAAAACAAGGGTGCGTTTATCAGGCATAGCCAAGAGTATATTAAAGCTATGTTAAGTGTATCGCCTGTGCTAACCAACTGGTGTGATGTTCGCAATAAGAAAACCATCAGATGGCTGAAGTTAATGGGCTTTACCTTTTTTAAGGCTGAGCCATATGGCATTAAAGGCTATCCGTTTTATAGATTTGAATTAAGGGGTTAGTATGTGCGGAATTCCAGCGGCATTAGCAACCGCGCCATCATGGTTAGGCACAGCATCCACAGTTGCATCTATCGCAGGCGTTGGATTGCAGGCATTTAGTGCATTTCAATCAAGCCAAGCGGCTAAAGAATCATATAATTATGAATCGGCAGTAGCACGTAACAATGCGATTACTGCTGAATATCAAGCGCAAGATGCTATTAAGCGTGGTCAAGTAGCGGAAGAACAGCAAAGACGCAAAACAGCCATGATGAAAGGTAGCCAAACAGCGAGATTGGCGGCTAATGGCTTGGATATTTCAGAAGGTTCAGCCTTACAGATTCTATCCGATACTGATTGGATGGGTGAGCAGGACGCTTTAACTGTACGTGATAACGCAAACAGAGAAGCAAGTGGCTACCGTCAACAATCTCAAAACTACAATTCAAATTCAGATTTGCTAGCGGCTCGTTCGCAAGCAGAAAGTCCGTTAATGTCAGCAGGTTCAACATTGTTGAATGGTGCAGGCACGGTTGCCGATAAGTGGTACAAGATGAGTGATAGCAAACCTAAAGGCGACACCACTAAGACAACCAGTGGCAATAAGTTGTGGAGTACGCCTTAATGCCTACCGTCCCTACCTACGATAATAACGTTCAACAAATAAGGCCATTAGATGGCACAAAGCAATCTTCAATTGCCTCACCTGATTTGTTTGCAGGCATTAGTGGTGCAAACAATACATCAGCACTTGGCAAAGCACTTAATAATGTTGGCGAGGTGCTTGATAAAAGACAGGATGAAATAGACACAGCAACAGCCTTAAATGCAGAAGTAGCGACACGCGAGGCCTATATGCAGTTTCAGACTGAGGCTAGAACGCGCAAAGGTTTGGCGGCTGATGGCTTAGCTAAAGATGCTGAGAAGTGGTGGCATGACCAAGCCAGATTAGTCACTGAAAAAATGACACCTAATCAGCAACGGTTATTTAAAAACCGTATGCAAGGCACAAGGCTTTCAACCTTAGATTCGCTTTCACAATACCAAGATGCTCAAGTACGCGCAGCTAAACAAGAAGGCGCACTCGCTTCGATTGATTCCTCTATCAAGCTAGCACTTGATGATCCAAATAATGCAGGACTTGCGTCAGAAGCTATGCGCACGATTCAAATCACAGTCAGTAAGTTAGCGGCTGAGAATGGCGATACCCCTGAAAAAGCCCAGATGGATATGCTGAAATACACCAGCCAATACCATTCAGGCATGTTGCAAAACATGATTGATGGCAATCCTGAACGCGCACGTGAGTACATGAATAAATATGGCGCGCAGATGCTACCTGCTGCGCGTGGTCAGTTCGATAAAAGCCTTGAAGTGGCTGAGCGTAACGTCAAAGTGTTGGGTGAAGTATCAACGGCAATGGGTACGGCTAAGTCTGAAACCGAAGCCTTATCTATGGTGCGTGAGAAGTTTGCTAATGATGCAGACGGTATGAAGTTAGCCGTCATTGAAGTGAAAACACGCTACAAAGAGCAGGAAGAAGCGCAACAGCAAGCGCAGAAGCAAGCGTTTGATAGGGCTTGGACTATTGCAGTAGACCAAGGTAAAGGCAGGCGCGGTGTTGATGCGCAGACATGGTCAATGCTTACGCCCCAACAACGTGATTCTATTGATGATGAAATGTATCAGCGCGCAGAACGTGTGCGCGTAGCCAACGACAGAGCAGAAACTAAACGCGAAAAACAAGACAACATTGCGGCATGGGATAACTACTATGCTATTCGTCAGCAAGCCAGAGATAACCCACAAGCATTCATGAATCGTAATTTACGCGAAGATTTCAGAATGATCCCTAAAGAAAAACGCGAAGAGTTAATTGACTTGCAAGCCAAAAAGCCTGACGAGCTGAAAGACATTACCACGTTAGATGGGCAAATCAGCCTAACCGTTGG